GGTTTCCGCTTCGACAAGCGAGCGGATTTCGGTGAGTCGGGTTTCGATTTCTTTGCGTCTTTTTTCGAGATTCATGTTCTTTCTTTCCTCCTGGGGATTAGTATTTTGTCTTAATTCTGATGCGGTGTTTCAATGTATCGGCACGATGTGCCTGCTCTGCTAACTCCATAGCCTTCAGTTCCAAATCCATGGACTCCAAAGAACGAGCGTAGATACTGGTTGAATCGTAGGCTGGAGTGTCAACCACTGACACATCGTAGAGCCGTCCGATTTTGGTGATGATGCGTTTGGGAACCTTGCCTTCTTTATTCCAGGTCTGTTCTTCGACAGTGAAGGCAAAACTCATCTTATCCAGCAACCCACTGCGGACCATCTTGTAGATATCTTGATTGGACTGGGTATCAAGTAGATCAGCATGGACCTTCAAGCCCATGCTATCAACAGATAAAGAGAGGGACTTGTTCTTGGTTCTGGCGATGATCAGGAACGAATCCATATGGTTATATTTCATAGGGACATCTTTCATCAAGGTATCTTGAAGCGCAGTCCGATTGATTTCCTCAAGAAACCCATACTCTTCATCTCCGATTAGCGTTTCTTGGTTGAAGACAATCGCATATCCTTCAAGAGTCATTTTGCCTTCGGCTTCTTCAAACTTGACGTCTGCTAGTCTGGTTTCCTTAATCATTTGGTTTTTCCTCCTCGCCAACTTGATACTTGTTGGCCTTATCTGCATCGACAAAGTTGAGCGATTGAAGTCGCTTGTTCCCACCTTCGATGGGTTCGAGTCCCAGAAGCGCTCTTGACTCGTTGAGGGTCATGACTCCTAAGCTCATCAACTTTTCGATGGCAGTCACTTTGGTATTCCAGCTTGCGTACTGCAATCACTCACTATAGAAGATGATCTCTTCTCCACGTATCAATTCGTTCTCCGTCAGCAAACCCAAAGAAAAAGCCTCGGACAATTGAATGGCCAAAGGCTCGATGGTTGATTCATAAAACGAGTTAAAATCTTCTTCTGTGTATTTGTTTGCGAAGATGGGTGCAGAGACTCCGAAATAGTCGAGGATCTTTGATTGAAGAAATTCGAGTGTTTCTTTGTCAATCAACTTCGGATCAACAGTCAGAGGAACATACTCTGACTTCAAGTCGATTGGGATGATTGAACTCCCCTTGGTTGAGATGGAATCATTGAGAGCCAAGTCAAACAATTCTCTCTGCTTCTTCTTGTCGGTTTCCGAAAGCATACCATTCATCTTAATAATGCCCTTGATCTGCATCGACGAGCGGACAGCGTTATCGATGCCTTGAAGCACGTTCTCGTTAATCGTGATAGTCTTTAGGATTGCATCATGGTCACCAGATGCACCGTTACCACCAAATAGATCATTGGAAGCGAAGTATTTCCTCAAGTGAATTACATTCTCATATGGCAATGTGAAGTTTCGTCCATCCTCGAAGTAAAACTTGATGTAGAATGCATCTGCGTTATCCACCAATGCTTCTATCAAAATCGGACGAAGAGGATACAGTGCTTTGAGTCCGCCATTCTCGGCATCAAACATCGGATAAACAAAAGCGTTGTCATTCAGCAGGAGCAACGTGATCACCTTATACACGAAATCATAGGGTGTCATGAGCGTGTTTGGTCTGTGTTTCAAAAGAAAAGACAGTCGACCTTGTTTCTCGGTCACTGTCTTATCGGCTTCGGTTTTGATGTAGCGTGGCTTGAGTTTTGCGCACTGACTCGCCACCCTATCAATGCAGATTTTCACCACATCACTTTTTGATATGTTATTACCAAATGGTGTGAAGAAGGTATTGTTTTGACTTAGCAATTGGAAGGTGCTCGTGGAGCCTTCTCTTTTCTTTCTCGTAAATATTCTCACTGGATCACCTCTATTGAGCAAATGAAAAGGCATCATAGGATGCCTGAATTTTTAGGAAGGAGGGGTTGCTGTAAGTGCCCTTCAAAGCTTTATACAAGCCACAGGACACTGATACACTTAAAAGTGCTTTTAACAGCACTATCACTAGTAACTTCAAGGTATCATCCTCCTTTTGATATAATTTTGCCATGTGATCTGGCTATATAATTATAACATGTTTTCATAATCTAACCTATATCTATTCAGAACTACATATGCAATGATGAGTGCTACAGTTCCATCGATGCGTTTATACTTTGAGTTCAATTTGGAAGGTTGAATATTCCCATTTAGGTCAACTTTAGCTTGTGTGTTCGATAGGCACCATTTCAGAATCGGGTTGTTATCATAGATGATGGATTTGCTTTTTAGATCAGCTTCAAGTTGCTTCATAGGTTCTGATAGTGAGTACACACCTTGGCGAACCTTCTCCATAATAAACCCTTGGTCTTCCATTTCTTTAATCCAGTACTGTGAATTCCAAGGATCAAAACCAACCCATAGGGGACGTATTTGGTGTTCATGAATCGTCTTCATGAACCATTGTGTGACAAGGCTAAAATCGTTTTGACTACCATCGGTTAGGGTAATCAACCCACGCTTAATCCAAACATCATAAGGAACACTATCCTCTTCCATTCGTTTCTTTACAACATCGTTTGGCATGAAGAAATGGGCAATGACATACTTCCGATTGTAATCTCTCTTCTGAATCACTAATACCGCCGCTGTCAGGTCAGTTGTGGAAGATAAATCGACACCAGCAATGGCATAGGAATTCTTCAATGAGTTGATATCATTCTTGGTCTCGTTGTTCAGATCATCAAAGGATAGCCATGCACCTTGATCGATTTGCTTGATGTTGAAGTCTTTACACAACATTGTCACCCGAGTAGAATGATCGTTTCTAGACTTGTTCATTACATCGTCCATGTATGAACACAATTTCACTACGCCGAGACTCGGATTTGATTTCTGCCAGCTCTTTGGGTTTTCGTAGATCTCTTGCGTGTTATCCTGGGTGTACAGCCAAGGAAGGACTCGTTCATCGGTTATCTCACATTTGAGCATCTTCCTACAGTAGTCGAGTTTGCTATCAAGGAATCCGCCGACGGTAGTACCTTCTGTTGTGATGATGAAGATGAGTGGTTCTTTCTTGGTTGATTGGCTTTGTTTGATGGCATCGTAGACCTTTGAATCTGTCATTTCATGGACTTCATCGATACAACCAACCTCGATATTATATCCATCTTTATTTCGGCTTTGGGCTGACAATTTCTTGATCTTGTTCTTGGTTTTCGGCGAATAGATGTAGAAGATGTTCTTTTTACTTCGTTTCTCATTGGAGAGCGCAGGCGACTGCTCTCGCATATTGTTGATCTCTTCAAAGAGGATGTTTGCCTGCTCGCTAGTATTCGAGGCGCAGACAATATCGACTCCACCTTTTGAAAGGAAGAATTCTGCAAGATCAATTCCTGCAACGAACGTTGTCTTTCCATTCTTTCGAGCAATCAATAAAATCACTTCATTGAACCGTCGAAGTCCTGTTTCTTTCATCTTGAAACCATAAGCGGTCTGTATTATCGCTTTCTCCCACAGATCCAAAATGAACGGTTTTCCATTGAATGGCGATTTGGTATGCTTGCAGAAAGTTTGAATGAAGTCAATTCGCAGATTACCTGGATTCTCGTCGAATGAATATCGAGGGTCTTCTAGGTCGCGAATCAATGTATCTAGTTGCCTCTTAAGCTCTTCCCCGACTAGAATAGCCCCTTGTTTGATTTGATGAAGGTATTCAGATAAATAATTCATTACACATTTGCTCGTTTCAAGAAATCATCAAAAGCGTCATCTCCATCAATAACATTCTTACCCATAATTGAGTTAAGAGTTTTTATTACTGTTCCATATGAGTTGACTAGCTTCGTGTAATATTTAGCTGCTTCTGTCTGTCTCTGTTCGCCCTTGCTAGATACTTGGACAGCCCCATGTTTTCGTATTTGCTCTTGAAGGTTACCAAGTTCAACTTTCATGAAGGCCGCCTGCTCGATTAAATTATCGACAAGCTTTGTTTTGGTTTCATCAACCAATAAAAAAAGCGACCTGAGTCGCTCTTGTTCATCCATAAAATCTTTATTTCTTGTCACGATTATCACCTGAATTCTATCTACTTTTGTGTTTACATCAATTGGAAATCATATCAAGATTGAAACGGTTATTGAAGATACTTGTCCTAAAATGTTATGGTTTTTTTATATCAAGAATCTCATAGATTTGATCAAGAGAATTATATTGAATGTCATCCTTGAGTAAAAAATCATTTTGACCCCCAAGAGTATATTGTGTAGCGATTTTTCCATTTCGACGGATACTCTATCCACTCAGAAGTGTATATTTTTGTGAATCCTTTGCAATCACTGTAAACACAGATTTGTCTTCACTTACTATCGGTATCAAATCAACTGGATTTTGAAAATCAAAAAACAGCAGATTCTTCTTAACTTTACGAGTGCTGTCCATAAAATTCACAAATTTAATATCGCCCATAGAACTCGATACAACAGTTGCTGGGTGAATATCGAAATGCACTCTGTTTAAAAATACTGCGCCTTCATTGGTCCCTTTCATCCATACGAAAAATCGGTATAAGGTTGGATTGTTTGTGTCAAAATACTGAGCGCGCATACTATAGATTTGTGGATTTAGATTTCTATTTTCGACCGAATAGTTTCGATTTGCTCGACAAAAATCGTAAGCCTCAATAATCTCCTGAGCGATAGTTATGATAATTTCATAATAAGGATTATTGGTGGGGTTGTATTTTATTCCATCGAACTCAGCGTAAAATTTCAGTGCATTAAAATTGCATATTAGATCATATTTTTTTTCAAAGAAGCGATCAGTATGAGCACCCAACGTGTCGGCAACTGCTAAAATAACTTCTCTTCGAGAAACGAAGTTGTTGTTTTCGTCTTTTGTGTCGATGATAATTTCGTTCATCCAGTTAACGCAATCAATATAATAATGCTGCCCATCAAAACTTGTTGATTCAAAGAACAGTTGTCGATTAATTAACACATACTTTGTAAGTTTTGATTCTGTTGCCATGTTATATGGGCCAGATAATGGTACGAATTTAACATCAAAATACATAAGGCGTTTCATATCAAGTTGTGAAAGTAATGAGGTCTGAGACCCACTATCAATTAGCAGGTCTCGTAATACAACTGAAATGACCTGTGACTTAAATTCTCGCATTTTGTCGATGCATGAAAGGAGGGTTATCTCACGGACAAGTTGCTTTAGTCCGCTCATTTTATCTATTAACGATTCAAGCAAAACATCATCGGTTTTTTTATTTCCCTTTGCCATTCGGTTTCTCCCCCTAAATATAGAAATTCCAAAAATTGTGCCTTCCATTTTTTAGACGCCTACCTATGCGGTACCAAGCAGTTATAGAACGGTCTTCCTAGGGGGGGATTAATCGTGCCTAATATTCCAAAAACGTTTTTCTGTACCATTTGCAATATGAATCTCTTCAAAGAAAGAAATGAATTGGCCTTCGGCTGCACCATACAACTCTTCCGGATCAACTTTAAGGTAGTCAAATAGAAGAGTAGTTCCTCCATTTCGAACATACTTTACCACTTCATTATACTTGGATCTTGTTGTTGACGACGGTTTATCAAGGTGCTCTCCCAATCTTTTGCGGAGATTGTTTGACTTGCCGACATACAAACAAAATGTTCCGGTTGAGTCGAAAATGAAATACACAAACCCTTTTTCGTCTGTTTTAGCAGTGACACTGGATATTTCATTTGTAACTGTAGAAATCGTATTGTCGGTATTGAGTTTGTAAGTCATCTTTAATTTGTTTGTGTTATTAATCACTGAAGTGGCGTGAGTTTTTATTTCAGTAAGAACTATAGTTTTAGCAGAACTTAAATTGATACTCGAAATGGCCATATGATTCACCTCTTTAATTAACATTATATCAAACAATGTATAGTTTACAGAGGCTTTTCAGTATTTATTAGGTTTCCTTCTTCATCAAATCGTGTTTCTTTGCTGAAGCGGTTGTGTTCCTTGTTGTGACAATCCTTGCAGAGCAGCTCCAGATTCTCGGGATTGATGCTCACAGAAACATTTTTCACGTTGTCGCTATTGAGTCGTTCTTTGTGGTGAACTTCTTGGCCGATAGAACCACAACGCTCGCATCGGCCATTAACTTGTCGAAACTTGATCTCACGTGCCAATTTCCAAGTATCAGACTTGTAGAAGTTATGCAGCGCCTTTGGTTTTTTCATATGCAATCCGCAACTCTTCTGCTTTGGCTTCTACATGCTCCCAACGAACTGGAAGATCTTCTCTTCCCATATGACCATAGCAAGCAAGATCTTGAAACTTTACATTTTGAAGTTCTAATTCTCTTCGAATGTTTGCAGGTGTGAAATCAAAGTGATTCTTGATTAAAAGAAGGATTTCATCATCCGAGATTCTGCCAGTATAAAACGTATCAACTGATACTGCGACAGGATTGGCAATCCCAATGGAGTATGAGACACATACTTCGCACGTGTCCGCTAATTCGGCCTCTACGACCGCTTTTGCGACGTATCGAGCGTAGTAACTCGCACTTCTATCAACCTTGCTGACGTCCTTGCCTGAAAAGGCACCACCCCCATGGCGAGCGAATCCACCATAGGTATCGACAATAATTTTGCGACCCGTCAACCCAGAATCGCCTTCTGGTCCACCAATTACGAATGAACCCGTCGGATTGATAAGAATATTGACACTTCCCTTTTGACTACCAATGAGTGGATCAATGACTTCGTTGTTAATGATATTTTTCGCCACTTGAAGATCAACGTCTGGCAAGGTTTGTGCAGATACTATAATAGTGTCATATCCAATCGGTATACCTCCATCGTATTTCACTGACACTTGACATTTTCCATCAGGTCCGAAAATATGAGGATACTTTGTTTTTCTCAGAAGATCGATATGATGTGCAATTATGTGTGCAGCCACAATTGGAAGTGGCATCTTCTCTACGGTATCGCAGCACGCAAACCCATACATCATGCCTTGATCGCCAGCGCCTTGTTGATGATCAGCAGTCTCGTTGACGCCAAGTGCAATATCGGTTGATTGATTCGAAATCTTCTCAAGGATACAAAAATTCTCATAGTAGCCGATGTCGATCAGAACTTGCTTGGCGATCTCGCTATACTTAACAATAGCTGTGGTTGTAACCTCACCGAATACCAAAACGAGATTATCCTTTATGGCTGTTTCGACGGCTACTCGTGCATTTGGATCTTGCGCTAGAATTACATCCAGGATTGCGTCGCTAATCTGATCACAGATTTTGTCGGGATGTCCACTGAAGACGGATTCGCTTGTGATTATTTTCATTTGAGTTATTTCTCCTCTAGTTAGAAATGGAAGCCGCAGCTTCCCTTTCATGTTATTTTTTGATTATACTTTCGAATCGCTGATAGGTTTCTTTGGTGATGCGTCTATCTTCGAGCGACTTCATGAAGAATGCTTTTAGAGCTTGTGCAATCACGTAAGGAATACCTGATGACTTTGCTCTTTTGATTCGTTCGAGCAAATCATCCCAGAACCATTGGTTTGTCATGTGCAAATCCCCCTACCTTATACATACGAGATAAAGAGGGAAATTCCTTAATTATTTTAATGAAACTTTTGGAAGGTATGCAGTGTAGCGTCCATAGTGATAGCCTTCACTATCTACCAGGATACCAAAATCGTGCTCATTGGAAGTTACATAGATGCAGTGGAAAACTCCGTCGACGTCGCAATGCATCAAATCAAGGTTTTCGACGATGAAGTCATAATCGTTGAGTGGATCGTTAATGAAGCACTCGAATAGATTCTTGTCTAGGATGATTGTTTTTTTAATAAAAAATTACTA